AATTTTAACATCACTAAATACGTCGAGGCGACCCGTGATGACCCCGCGTATGGTTCAGAAGTCTCTGTTAACTCGGTTCAGTTGCGCTGCAATAAAGAGAAAGTTGACTGCCCAAAATGGTTGGAAGACATCATTATTGACGCGGTGGACGACGAAGTTCTGAGTGATTACGCGATGGAGAACGCCTGATGACCCGCGCACTTGAAGCTTTTGCTTTCCCCATCATCCTTGCGCTTGGCGCGTTCGCATGGATAGCCACGCCGTGACAGAGGGAGCTTACTCAGTCATCGCGTGGGTTGGACTTGGCGTCAGTATCGTGCTGCTGCTGATTGTCTGGATCGAGCGCAGGCCGGAGAAGATTGTCCCCGACGAGCCATACGAGCCACACGAGACGGTAGAAACGCGCTTTCGCAAATCAGGCGATGGAGAACGACATGAATGAGCGTGAAGCACAGATCAAACGCATATGCGAGATGTGGCGCACATCTGAATTGTCAGCAAAAGAGATTGCCGCAATAGAGGGCACGACAAAGGGTTCAGTCAGCGGAATTACGCATCGCCGGGGCATAAAGCGCAATCACTTAGTCAAGGTCGTTGCAGCACGCGAACAATCAATCAAGGTCGATGCAACGCGCAAACGCCGGCACGAATTACTCATTCAGCAGCGTGAGCGAGAGTACGAGCGTGAAAAGCGCGCCAACGAAAAGCCTCTGCCTGCACCGCCTCTCGCGCCAAAAGTTGCTCTGTCACAAGATACAAATCTTTATTTTATGACATTGTTTGATCTAAGCGCCGACAACTGCCGTGATATTAGCTTGATCCAAGGCGTGCCTGGCGGTCTGTACTGCGGTCTACCCGTGCGCGAGGGTAGATCGTATTGTGAAATACATCATGCGCGATATTACCAAAAGTTTCCGTCGACAAGAATTGGCGCAAGAGCGCAAGGCGTAACGCGGTTATAAAACATCAAGGGTTCGAGATGAGATTTGAATTGATCGTCAATATGCCGGTCAGAGGCAAAGCAGATGAGCCACCGGCTCTGATACACAGAATGGTGGTTGATCACAAATCGGATAGCCTAGAAGAATTTGTGGCGGAAATTTCATATACGAATCTTATAATCGTCGAGGAGTTTTTCCCAGACAAATTCTATTCGTGGAGAAACGCGACTAGCAATGGAGAAATAGCAATCAACACAGATTTAATAGGTAAAGTGAGAGAATGGACTGTAAAATGAGGGAAAAACAATGAAATACGAAAACATAATGGGTTCTGCAAAAGAAATGTTTTCCGATCGTGGCGTGCAATACGGCGATATGGAATCAACACTGCAGCGACAGGCAAAGATTGCAACACTCATACTGGGGAAATCAATCACTGCATACGATGTTGCAATGGTGATGCACGCTGTTAAACTCGGCCGGCTTGAGGGCAGCCGGAACAAGGCGGACACATACATTGACGGAGTGAATTATCTAGCGTTTGCAGCCTCTTTTGCAACGGCAGACGACACCATGGACGACGACATCGCTAACATAGTGAAGCGATTCGCTCCAAAACGGGGAAATTTGAATGTTGAGAACAGTGGCGAGAATAACAGCGGCAACGCTGATTTTAACCGGGTTGACTCACCCGCTGGGGGCTGACGAAAGCGCAGCCGACTTCTTCCGCAAAGATCGAGAGTACTGGAGCAAGGGGTTAATTCCCCCTGCTTCTCCCTCATGGGCCGGGTCAATAGATTACACCGCGATTAAGTCCCAGCCGAGATCCGACGTAGCAAAAATGGTTGCAGATGAGGCCCGATTAAGGCTGGGCGTGCAACATGTTGAATCCGCCCTGCGGCTGACAAAATTGGAGAGCGGTTTTAGGTGCCACGTCCTTGGGCCAAAAACGCGTCATGGACGGGCAGTAGGCCCCTTACAAGTGCTACCCTCCAGCGCCCGTGCGCTAGGCGTCTACAACATGCAGGGGAACTGCAAAGCCCAGATTACGGCAGGCATTCTTCATATGCAGAAGTGCCTCAGCGTCGGGGCAAGAGCTTACAACCAGCTTGCCGCCTGCCACGTGGCTGGCTGGGGCGGTTGGAACAAGAAACTCAATCGTAAGGCCACCGCTTATCGCGCTCAGTATGTGCGAATGGCGCAGGCTTCAAAGCCACCCTCATGGGCGGGAACCTTACGATAGAGAATGTGAGATTGACGGGAAATATCGTCAATCTCCAATAGAATCCTTAATCTGCTTAGCTTTCTCTTGTTTCTTTTGCATCTCATCTTTTCTTCTTGCAATATCGACATCAATGTCTGGAAGATTTTCGTCTTTTTCTTTTTTTCGACGTTTCTCTATCTCCTCGTCAATGTCCCCTTCAATTGAGAAATCTCGAGGAGATGGTTGAGCTGAGATTGAGGCAGCCCGAATGACTCCAGTCTCTCTTTCCCCAGCGCGTTCGGCAGCTTTCGCTGCCTTGATCCCGTATTCCTCTAGCACTTTTACAGCGGCAGCATTTTTTGCTGGGTCTTTAGATGACAACATTGTAGCAACACGCTCAGCAACATCATCTGAAATTGATCCAGATTGAATTAATCTGTTGGTTTTTTGTAAGAGAGAGTTCATCAACCCTCCCGTAACCGCAGAAACAATCAAGTTACCCGGCCCTTCGTCTCCATCAAATGCCTTCGCCGCAGCAGCCCTTCTTGCTGTTGCGCTACCTGAAATCATTTTGCTTCCCTCCCGAAACAATTCAGATTCGCGCTCAAGAACGGTCTGTAACAGATTAAACTGAGATTGATTGCCCTCAGCCAATGCCAGAAGCTTGGCACGCGTTTCGGGCGACCCTATAAGTTTTTGGGCGGCGTTGATGTTCTGGGATGGATCCATGATTGCTGACTGCAGATTCCTGACAGATCCTGTTGTAAAGGCTTCTTTTTCCGCTTGGCTCATGCTTTTCATCAAAATCTGGATTTCTTCGTGATCAAATTTATTGAAGTCCTTCATGCCAGAGCGCAGCGCATCTCTGACTTCCGCGTCTCCTGCAAAGATAGCGCGGGCCTTCCCATATTCGGGAACGGCCCTATCCAATTCTGTTAGAAACAAATTTTTCTGTTTGATATATACCTTGCCAAGATCGGTATAGCCGCCCAAAGTTTTTTCTTGCCCTTCAATGAGCCTATCAAGCCCACGCTTGACTTGGTCCAGCATTTCGACACTAAAATTAGGCGGATTGTTATCCCCCATCCCTGGAATTTTTCGATTATCCGCAGCAAGCAATTCCTGACCCGCTTTATATCCTTCCTTAAATTGCGGAATTTTCATAAATTCCAGAACTTTTGGATCCGTCACTTCGCCAAATTTATAAGCCGCGTCATAATATGGCGAAGCCTTTGTCCGAAGATCATCAATAATCTTTCGTTCTTCCTGATAGAACTGGCCTTGTGTTTTGTAATTCTTCTTGACTTGGCCAAGTACGCGCTCTCTTGCACCTTCGCTCTGTTCGGTAACTCCTTTTGCCATAATATCAGGGCCTCGTCCGCCTTTGTTGGCAACAGTCTCGCCGAGAGTAACAAGTGATTTATCAGTATTAGTAAGCATGGAGGGGACACCCATCGCTTGGTCCTTAGCAATCCTTTCGCGCAACTGGTCTGGCGTGACGTTGGACTTCTGCATAGCACCGGATATTTTTTCCACAGCTTTAGCGTCGAGATATTCATCGCTTTTCGAAAGACGATCTTTGAGCCAATTATAAGCACCGCCGCCACCGCGAATAACAGCAGGAATGGCGCCACCAAGAACACTTCCTATTGCAGTTCCGTACGCGGCGCCTTCGCCTCGACGATCTGGCTCCGCTGAACCCGCGCCAGAAACTGCGCCGGTTGTACCGCCAACAACAGCACCTCTGCCAATTGGGGTGGAAACAATGTTTTTCGCAGTCGTCAAGGCTCCGCCAACGCCAGGTACAGACGAGGCCAATCTTGCTAGTGCGCCGGCTGATCGTGCCGTTGCCGCAGCCGCCGCTGGAAGCGAAGCACCCCCCGTGAATGGAGCGGCTATATAGCCCAACGCCATTGGGGCCAAGCCGCCAGCAAATTCAGTAAGAGGCGCTAGGACTGGGTTTCTTTCAGAAAATGCAGCGTATTTTTTATTGATATCAGACCGAATATCTTCGTAAGAGCCTTCACCGGCTTTTGAACGCGCCAACGCTTCTGCTTCATCGCCCCAGCCCATGCCAAGGCCTTGACCTGCAAAGGCGCGGGCGTAATTTGCTGCATCATTTGCCATCGGTGGCTCCTTCGACAGATCGTTCAATTTTTCTAAAGTAACCCGAATTGATCTTATCAATGCGTTTCTTATTTCTCTCCAGAGAGGTTTGAAGCGCTTCATAACCCCTCATTATGATTATTGCTCTTTCCTTGAGAGATTTAGACCCTATACCCTGTAAGTCCAAAAGAGCCTTGCGTTCGTCGTTAGAGATCGCGCCAGGAAAAGTTTCTTTTAATGCAGACAGAGCTTGAGATGAAAGAAGATTGATCTGTTCGCGAGTATTGATAGCAATCGGGTCATCAGTTCCAAGATTTTCTTGCAAGAACATTGCAGCCCTATCACCCCAACTACCTTTATATGTATTTGGGTTGATTGCATAAGCTCTCTTCAGATCTGCAGCAGACTTGGTCAAATTAGCAACTAAATCTTCAGTCTCAGTCCTTAAATCTGTTTCTTTCGGAGAAAGGTCTCCGAGTCTCTTTTTTGCAGCCTCTGCATTCGTTCTCGCAGTCTCTGCAGCCGTTGCGGCTTTGGCTTCCTCCAACGCAAACAATCTAGCGTACTCTACTTTATACCGCTCTGTTCCTGGAGTGAAACCAAGATCAGCAAGTTTGCGACCCAACTCACTTGAGGGTTTATCAAGATCCGCTTTTTCTTTTGCTTTTCTCGCGGCATCGTCTTCTGCGATATACGCATTATACTCAGGCGTGCCTTTCTTGAATCCCAAAGACATAGCTCTCTTCTGGGCGTCTGTTAGGGGTTTATTTTGTTCTTGTTCGACATCAAAAAGTTTCAACCCAAACGCTTTACGATTTGCGTTGTCTTCGCCTTCTCTCCTCTGAAGATCAGCCAGCCCTTCCTGAGCGGCCTGCAGAGAAATTTCATTGGTCTTGAGAAGCATTTGCAGTCTTGCAGCCGCCGCAGCCCGCTTGGCGTCAGTGGTTGATTTCTGGAATTCGCCCAGCTCCTTAGCAGCAAGGCCAACATTCTCCATGAAGCCGCCGGTCTTTGTCGGGGCTGCAAGAGCAGCGGCCAGGCGGAAGTACATCTCAGCCTTTGATGGGGCGTTCTCTTCCGACTTGCCCATCTGGTCGTTTATGGACTTCAGGAGAGCCGCCCGGTTATCTTCAACACTTTTTCGGGCTGCAATCACCGCGTCGCTATCTGGCCCGCGCTTGAAATATTTGTCGTAGAGCGCATCTCTGGCGGCATCAGCAGATGGGGGCGCCATAACGGGAGCGGGAGTCCCGTCGGGAGCAGGGCCAATTGCGCTCGCAGGAACAATACCTCTTTGCATAGGAGGCTCGCCACTTCTTACGGCGTTCCCTTGAAGGGAGCGAAGACGTGCATCGCTTACCGGGACAGAACCAGCATCTGTAACCGTGCCCGTGGGGACCTCAGCAAAGATAACCGGCAGATCGGCCGGGTTATTTAGCGCATATTTGTTGGCAAGGTCGGTCATGCCGCCGTCAATTATGTTGGAGCCGCCGCCGTAGAAATGGCGCACGGGGCCGCCATGGGCGTATCTCTCATTGTCATCTTCATCATACGACTGAGAGTATGTATCTGGCGCCGTCGTTGCACCCACCGTCGTTGTACCCCCCGTCGTCGTGTCAGCCGCCGTTGTAGTCACAGCAGGCGTAATCCCAAGATACCCTTGGACGTATTTCGTGTAATCGGTATCTGGGTTTTGGCCGATGTAAGCGTTTGCGCCTATCTTAAACTTGTTCGTGAAGTCGTTTGGAGAGATAGCGCCGCTCCTCAGCTGACCCGTCCAATAGTCATACCCAGGCTGATCAATGTTACTCGCAGATGTGCCAATTCCTGTACGGCCCAGAGAGCCGTAGGCGGCGTTGACCATGGAGTTGTAATCAGGGTTTGTGTAAACTGTTGGGTCTACGGTGGTGGTGTCGCTCAGATTCGCCATTGAACCCCTGATGCCAGAATAATCAGGCGTCGTCAGAGGCTCTATAAACTGAGAAATCTTGATCCTTTCATTCGGCGGCAGGATGTTCAGATAGGGGCTGGAATACAGATCCGTGTTGTTGATCCGATTTCTGTATTCCCCTGTGTACTGATCATAAGCTGCCTTCTGAGCATTATATTTGGTCAGGGCGCCTTGATAGGCTCCCTGCTCTCCAGCCGTTGCGCCAGCCTTCAGCTCAGCAGGAGCAGCCACTCCAGAGTAAGCGGAAACTGTAGGGGTGCTGACCCCATACGATTTCATCAGACGATCAAGATTCGCGCCCATATCCAGTCCTCAATTAAAAATTGCCACTCTGATCATCTGGTGGTCAAACCTTTGTACAAAGCAGCGCCACTTGCCAGTTGCGAAAGCGGGGAAGCTGAGTACGACTCGCCAGTTGAGCTTTTATTTGCTGACACGGTTTGCGGCGTGACCGGGGCCAAGCCTCGAATTTGAGTGCTGAGCCAGTCAAGCTGCTGTTTTGGATACAACTGGGCATTCTGAAACTCCGATTCAGCAGCAGAAAGAACCCTTTGCGCTTGGCCTTGTTGAGCCTGACCAGCCGCCTCAAGAGACGCAACGTCAGAGGCGCGCAGGGAATTCGCCGCTGTCGCCAACGTTCCGACATTGGAAAGAGCCTGCATTTGACGGGCGTAATCTTGCGCTTGCGCTTGTTGGGCTGCTTGTGCAGCAGTAAGCCCAAAGTTTTGCTGTTGCTGACCGGCAGTCGTCTGCAACTGACCAAGGTTGGCTAGGTTCTGTTGCTGTGAGCTTGTCAATTGACCGGCAGTTTGGCCAAGGTTTGCAAAGGCAGTTGCCTGTTGAGCGGTGAGTTGGCCGACATTCTGGCCAAGGTTCGCAAAGGCTGTTGCCTGTTGACCTGTGAGCTGACCGGCAGTCTGGCCAAGGTTTCCAAGGGCAGTTGCCTGCTGACCGGTGAGTTGGCCTGCGGTTTGGCCAATGTTGGCAAGGGCGGGTGCTTGCTGACCTGTGAGTTGACCCGCAGTCTGGCCAAGGTTGCCGTATTGAGCGCCGCCCTGCAAAATGCGGGAAAGGTCCGCCCCGCTAATGCTGCCAACCGTGCCAGCCAACTGAGCTTGACGAGCAAGATCGCCACCTGATGCCGCAAGAGATTGGGCATACCCCTGATTAGCCAACTGGGCTTGCTTATCAAGAACCGCCTCTTGAGTGTCTCGCAATGCCCGGCTGCCAAACTCACCCATGCGGCTTCCGCCAAACTGACCCGCTTTGATAAAAGCGTCAGACACTTGGGGCAGTAGGACCTCGCCTAGATTTCTGGCGCCTTGCCGAGCAATAACGTCCATGGCGTTCTGCTGGTAGGGATTCATGTATTGGTCGATGTTAGCCGCAGACGACTGAGACGCCGCTCGCAGATAGGGGTTTGCGGCATTTAGGGCTTTGTCGGACAAAGCCTCCGCCGTAGTGGCCCCAGCCTGGGTAAGATACGGCTGCGCCGCACCCATGATGTTGCCGGCAGACGATGCTGCTTGGGTAAGATACGGTTGTGCCGAACCCAGTATGTTTCTGGCAGACGTGCCTGCGTCGTCAAGATACGGCTGTGCCGCACCCATGATGTTGCCGGCGGCTGCGGACGAGGCGTCAAAATATGGGTTCGCTGCATTCATGATGTTGCCGGCAGCCGAGGAGGCTTGGCTAAGATACGGATTCGCCGCGCCCATAATGTTCTGCTGACCAGCCTGGTTAAAATAACCCTGCCCAGCGTTCAGGTTCTGGTCAACAAGACCCTGACGCAGATATTGATTTTGAGCGGTTTTAAGATCATCCGCCGTCCCCTTTGTAGAGAAACCCTTCATGCCGCTCGTGGCATAATCCATGTCAGTTTTCCAGGCGTTCTGATTTGACGCAACGTTTTGATATGCCTGCTGTTGCAGCGCGGACAGCGGAGCAACGGTGTCCAGCGCATATTCCTGATACGGCGTCTGAGCAACGTTCGTGGCCCACTGGATCTGGTTATAGATTGCATCCTGCATCCACTTCGGCGTTTCGGTAGTGGATGTTGTGTAGGATGTCGCCGTGTTCGGCGAACCTTGGAAAAGACTAGCCATCAAGCGGCTCCTTTAAGATAAGCCAAAGGTGATTTTGCATTAGGGCTGAACTTACCTTTTGCTAAAGATTTGCCCTTTTGCGCACGAATCTCTTTACGCATCTGGTCTAACCGGCGAGCGCCTTCAGCATTAGAACCGTCCCCGAGGAGGGCAACAGTTTCTGCGTCCATGACGTATTCACCATCTGACAGCCTTGCATTGATGGTGTCATCTCGCCCTGAGCCCGAGCCACGGGCAAGGTTTGATATTCGATTCAAGGCGCCGCCTTGCGCAGCGAAGGTTGTCGCGGGCGGATTGGCTGTCGCGTCAGGAGCAGCCTTATTGTACTGGCCGCCAGTTAAATTGTTCCAATTGCTGTTCAAATAGTCCGTCAACGACATGTTCTGGTTGTTGGCGTCTGATTGGAGTTTATCCCAGTCCCAATTCACAGACGGACGATTAAAATATTCTTGTTGAGAGGGGGAAAGTTTCCCCACAGATTGTTTCACAGAGTCTGGCTGGGTCAATAAAGATCCAGCGGCGAGAACCAAGGGAGCCATCTTCAGATAATCACCAAAAGTTGAACCTTGCCCTGGAATCAGTGATCTAAGGCCGCTAAGAACCCGGTCCGCTGGGCCGCTAATAGCCCGGTCCGTGGTGCCGGGGATGCCGGAGGCGGCAAATTCCGCAGCCGTAGGCCTGGGAGGCGGAATTGGACCTGTTGTGCCGACCCCAGCTGCGGCATCAGCCGCGACAGACGGGAACAGACCATCTACACCGGTCAGACCCATGGCATCTGTGGTACTTCCTAGGGCGGAACCAATATCTGTATTTGCAAACGATCCGCCTTCGCCGCTAAGGCCTAGACCCGCAGGGCCGAGCAAATAACTCCCGAAACCTCCTGTCAGTGCGCCAATCAACGCGCCCTTGCCGCCCCCGCTTATAGCCCCCGCGCCCGCGCCAATCACCGCGCTACCGATGGCTGATCCCAACGCCCCGGTGGCGCCAAACGCTGCACCGATCGCAGCGCCCAGACCGGGAACGATGAAGTTCAGCGCGATCGGAAGTATGGCGCTTAGAATTGAACTCCACTTGAACTTGAACTGCGGCAAGCCTGTTTTTGGGTTGATCTCTCCAGACGCGCCCCGGCTCATGAGCATCTGAGCTTCTCTGGGGTTGATGTGCGCGAGCATCGTATCGCCACCGCGACCCTCGGCAGCAATGCGCCGACCGGCAACTTTAAGGCCACCGCGAGAATACCCGCGCTTATTCATGCTATCTTGAAGCCCATACAACGACACGAGCAGCGAGACAATGAAAGTCACGTCAAATTGAGGGGGAAACATACTCTCATCAATTTCGCCGTCTTTTATGGCGGCGTCACGGATTTCTTCATATCTAGACGGGTCTTTGAGGATCTGTTCCAGAAAGGCAATTAGTTCGGCCATGTCTTCAGGAACAATTGGCTGTCGAGCCAATTGCTCTTCCATCATGTCGATGGCTTTCGCAAACCGGGGATCTTTGTTGGCGAACTGGATGATTTGGTCCCTGGTCATTTCTCACCTTCATAGGCATAGGTTGTAATGTCATCTAGCAGCCGGCCGTAGAACAGAATGTGGTCTTCAGAGGCATTGCATTTCTTTTGCATTACAACCTCCCAAAGGTGACATTCTTCTCTGCCCGAACATCTTGATTACGGTATGTCCAAATTTCCCCATTTTGCAGGAAACAGACCCAGAGAAGATCATGTTCTGCGCCGTAGTCAATGATGACATGGGCTAGAGCTTTACCTAATGGCGTGACAACAGGAATGGCTGGGTCAAGCTGAAGCATTGTTTTCATTATGACACCCTCCCTACCCCGTCAACAGCCCTATTCTACAGTCTGGCAGAAACGATCGGCCCATGTTGACCAGTCGTTGAAATCGTATGGAATTGGAATATTCTCTTTCAACGAAGCGTTATTAACGAACTGCATGGCCCAATCCTGCCATTTAGTCTCGTCTTGAAGCCGCCCAAAAGCGCCATACGCATCAAGATCCAGCGCGACCTGATCGGCCCAGTCTTGCAACCCAATCCCGATCGGCAGGGTGATCTTGATTGAGTTCATCCGAGCACCGTCTTATCGCCAGAATCAACGTGACCAATGATCTGGCCCATTTGGTAATCGCCACCCACCGAATTTGACTCAAAACGCACCCGCAACTCGCGGCGCTGCTCCTTGAGCATCACAATCTGCTCATGGGGCTCAATTGCTGATTCAGGGAATATGAACACACTGCTGAAGACCTCCGGCGCTCTGGCATTTGCCCTGCCCGTGACTTGCACGGTCATCGGGCCACTTTGCACAAAATCCGGTTCGATCGTCGTGATGCGAATGTACTCGTTCTTGCCCTGCGTCAATGCGGACAGATCGGCGGTTTCAAAATAAGATTCCACAGGCGCCGCGACTTGCCCATCAATCTCGTCAACGCCCTGCTCGTGAATCCACACGCGGTAACCGCTTGAAGTTGGGATACAATCTGTCAGAAGAGGCGCAGCAAAACCATTGTTATACCCGCCAGAAGCGCGGCCAGATGACGGCAGTTCCGTGTCGTACCAGCTCTGCTCGCGCACGTTATAGATGACAGCATGGGTGCATTCTGTGGCGTCATCGCGGGGATAGCAGAACCATATCTCGCCAAAGTGCGGAACCTTGAACGCAAAGACCTTGCTGCGCTGGCTTTCGTTGATGTTATCAAAAAACCAGTTCAAGTTTATCTGGTTCGGGACTTCTCTGACAACGCCGTTGAACATCAAGAAGCGATCGACGCCCGCCCAGAAAAACATGCCATCATAGTCGACAACCGAATCAGGCGACATGATTGACGTATCAGTCGCGATTATATCAAACTGAAATATCGTCGCCCCGCCCGTGAATGTGGCCCGTATAACCGCGTCATACGCCCAAAAGAGACCTGCGGGGGCAGTCCCAGAACCGGCCCTCAGCGGCATACCCTTGATGATTTTCTGGCCCCAGACGCGCGCTATGCCAGATCCCGCGCCAGATAAATTAGACGGTGTTCCAGCTATAGACCAACCTACGACCCCGGCGGTTCCATAATACATAAGATACGGGAACATCATCAAAATGCCGCCGGTTGCGTTCGCGCCGGCAGGAATTGGAATCTCAATCAGGGGGCTTGTGCCTAGAATGTCGCCAAAGAAGATCTGTCCACCCGTGTCGTTACACACGCAGCTAAGGTTTGGCGCTACGTGCGCAATCAGCGAGTTGTCAGTTGTGGAGGCGTCATACGCCGTCTGAAACATCCACTGGTTGTCAGCAGAACTAACCAGGGCATCCAGCCCTCCAGCCATATTCGTTACCGTGGTTGTAATCGTCGTTGTACTGGCCACAACCACAAACCCGTTCGTGGCCTGACCGACAGTAGCGGCGGTAATAGTGATCACCGCGCCAACGGCGACAGCGGAGTAATTTGGCGTAGATGTGAAAGCGGTAATATTCGCCGCGACAGCGGTTGCGGTCGTAGGCAAGTCAGTAATGAAGGCGACAGAGCCCGATGTGACGGTCACACCATTGACCGTGACACTGTCAACCGACCCAGCGCCACCAGTAGCCAGGGTGACTGTTCCGGTTGCGCCAACTCCGACAGGCGTTCTGGAACTGATAATTGAGCTGTTCTTGCTGCTGTCGATCGTAAACCGCTCAACAGTCGCCGCGCCGCCTGAGTGGCAATACTGAAGACTTTGCTGGGTAAAGCTGCTGAAACCCCTAGAGATTTCAGTTAGATACTTGTTAATCGAACGATAGCCCCCGATCTTCCTGGGCAGTCCGCGCTGAAACCTGACCCATTGCCCGTCGGTGTAAAAGTTACCTTCGAACTTGGTTCCGTCTCGCTTTATACCAGCGGCAGATTTCAGGACTACCGTGCTAATCGGCATCAGTATGCTCCACCGTCGACAACGCCGGATGGAGCGATACCTAGAGCCGTCCAGGCTGCTTGTTGAGTTGCAGCAATGAAGATCGCATCACCCGTGGCCGTAGCGCCCAAGTTAATGCGAGCGCCGCCAGCGGTTGTAGCCCCAGTGCCGCCATCGGCGATGGAGATTGGCACAGACACTGTACTGGTGTCGGCATCAACCACATTTGTGCCGTCAGAATACAGTATGGCCCTAGCCCCGGTCGCAACAACTACGCCTGTTCCCGCCGATGTCTTTACCGTCAGCGTGTAAGCGCCAGTGGTGGCATTGCTAACCCAGTACTGCTGGACAGTCGCTGGAACAATAATGTTCCTGTTCCCGGTCAGAACTCCAGTGAAGTTGTACGCAATGCGGTTCAACTCAGAGCCGGTTAATGTGTAATTGCCGGTGCCGGCAACGGCGATCGAGGTGTAATCAAAGGCAAATGTTGAAGACTGGCCGAACCCAATCGTGAAATAGTCAACACCGTCCGTGACAATGATTGCCGAATCGCCGGGGCTGAAACTCAGCGTTGCGGCCCCGTTGATGAGCGGAGTGCCTGATGGGTCCACTACGACCGACCCGCCACCGCCGTTCCTGAAACACAGAAACCAGTTATCGCCCATGGTGGGAGCAGATGGCAGAGTGAGCGTCCCGCCACCCGAGCTAGTCCAGACGAACATCTTTGCGCGGTCGGTGACGCCAGCGGTGTAGTTTGAGTTAAAGTTAGTGATCGGCACAGACTGGCTGAGAACTGTACCTACAGCCACGATTCCCGTGCCGGCGAGCGCCGAGGCGTTAGCGGTAGAGGTGGTAGATCCATATTGCAAGATCGCCCATACACCGTCGACCGTGCTGTTGTCGGTCAGGTAAATCTGCCACAGCGTGCCGGCGGCGACAGTGACTACTTGTGTCCCACCGTCATCACGCACAGTGATTGTCTGGGCGCCGGTGTTGTTGAACAGGATTGTCTGACCCGTCCCAGTCTTGGTTGCATCAGGCAAATAAATGCTGCGTCCCGCAGAACCAGCGGAAATGTCCATGATGCGCGTGGCAAGATTATCGCTGGTGGACGTCTCCTCTGGCCAGCTTAAAACAACATCAGCCGTGAGAACTGTGTCGCTATAACTGATCTCAGATGGATAGATGTTGGCGCCGCCAAAGACGCTTGTGTATGTAGTCATCAGGCTTCGCTCCTATTCGCAGAACGATCCATAATCCGCTTCAGATCCTCATTGTTGATTGCAGAGGCTGCGCGATCATAGAGATTCTGCCAAGTCTGGATACGCTCGTCATTCTTCAAGAAAGGCGTTGCTTCAAGTAGCGCGGCGTAGAGCAAGAGATCCGGCGCGTATTGCGTGAGCCAGTTCGTTTGGAAGTCTTCCCCAAGGAGGGGCGGCTGCTGATAGAAAAGAATCTCAAGGGTTTGGGCCGTCGCGGGCGTCGGGACCAGCAGCCAATGCTGATAGTCATAATCAGCGTAAAACTCAGGGGTTCCGGTCTGCGCCTCGTCAGGCCAGTATGAACGGCAATATTCGTAAGCGCGGGCAAAGATAGGGACGTTATCGACGGTCATGCTGACCGTGTCGCGCCAGCGATCCGGCTTCATGTAGACTGGAACACCGACTTGAAGGGAGGTCGTAACGGGCTGGATAAAGCCTTCAATCTTCAGCTCACGCGCAATCCGCCGCTCAGCCAGGGTTACAAGGCGGGGCAGTTGCTCATAGACGATCGCGTCACTTTCTACCGTGAAACCGCGTTCAAGATAGCGCCGCAGGTCAACCAGCAGGCTATCGTAGGTCATGGTGTAGCTCATTTGCACCTCTTTAACAAACGGCAGCTGCTACAGCACGCGCTAACGGTCACAGTCATTATAACTCTAAAATTGCGTCAGACGCGACTGGAGAATTATTTGGCGTCGTAGCACCACCCCTCCCTACGGGCGTTATTGACTTTAATCTCTGAAATCGTCGGGTCAGTGTCTTTCTTAGACCATGACACGGGTTTCCATACGGCGCAGGCCGCCGCATTAGTCACGGGCGTTGCGGTCAGGCTCGCGCAATTTGTCAGGGGCAAGGTTAATAGAATCACCAGCACGGAGCGCATCCTGAGTTCTCCTCATTGCGTCAGCAGTCGCAGCAGCCTCAATTCCAGACACCGCGTCCGACCTGATTTTAAGATAGACGCCAAAAAGGATGACAAGGATGCCAACCCCAATGGTGATGTACCGACCCAGAGGGGTAAACAACAAGGAAATCATGCGCCCTCCTCGTCAAGCCTTTGTTTTCTAAGATACCAGATAATCGCCGCAGCAGCGATAATGACAACAAAGATCAGGATTGTAGGGCTGAGAGAGTTCACCAGGCTGCTGCCGTCACGAATTAACGGGATTGCCTCTTGGGCGATGGCTATCGTGCTTAAGCCCCCGGCCACCACAGCGGCGTTCGCTTCTCTAGATTGCGTGATTGACTTGGATGCCTTGGGTTGGTCAGGCTCTGCTCTGGCCTCATCAACAGGAACCGGCTTTTCCGTATCAAGGCCGCGCCACAACTTTACTTCTGCCCTGCGGCGGCGAACTAGGCCCGGCAACTCTCGACCACCGCCTTTGGTCCATTTCATGAACTCTGCGGGGACTTCGTCGAAGCGTCCAGCGTTCACCCGCTTGAGCAGCGTGGACTTGGCGAGAGCGCCAACGCCAGCGTTGTAGGCAAAGTCCACCAAGGCGTCAAACTGACCTTGCGTAAGTTCAACCTTCACCAGCTTTCGTACACCGTCTTCGTATTGAGTCAGATCACGTTTTAGGATTTCTACAGCTTCAGCTTTTGTTATTGCGAGATCAGACGTGACAACGGGGGCTCCTGCGGCAGACGTGTGGCCGTAGCCAACAGTCCAAATGCCTACGGGATCGAGATAAGCCTTTAGTCGTAGTCCCTCAAAATCCTTGAGAAGATCAAGCCCCGCCGCCGACATTTTCATCTGTCAGCCTTCCCATCAAGTTTGTCCCAGATCCTCTGGACCATCGTGTCGATGTGGTCCATGCGCTTGTCTATGTCGGCTTTACTGACATACGACTTTGGCAGGTCTACTTCTATATCGTGAACGTTCTGTCGGAGGTCTTTAACAGCGCCCCATAACTCACGAGCAAACCAGCCGCCGGATCCTATCGCGGCCGCAGCAATAATGTTTATGATGTTCTGCGTGTCCACTTTATAATCCATTCATGGCTGCTACGGAATGTTACCACCAACAGGATTGCTCGCTCCAACGGCAGCGGCAGTACCGACAACGCTCCCAAATGGCACTGATGTAGCAGTCCACGGCGACTCATTCAGGGGCCCGTAGCAGTCAGCCAACTGGACACCGTTCACGAGGTTCTTGCGCTTGACGCACGGGAAACTCCACATATTCGACATGCCGCCACCGGGGGTTGCCGTCGTTGTGAACGTGCGGATCACTTCAGGTTTTACGGCCCAAGTCGGCGCTTGCGGAAAACTCTTGACGTTGGAGAACAGGCTCCAGACCTTGCCCTTCGAGGCTTTGCAGGAGTTGTTCATCAGGTTCATGTCCGCAATGGCTGGCCCTCGAAGAACAGGGCAAACCGACACGCCTTCGCGGAATGTGGCGCCGTTGACCACGATGCTCTTGCCGGTTGCGTCTGTGCTGGATGCAGCGCACAGCGCATATTCGCCGCGACATATACGTAGATTGGGACCAGCGATGGCTGCTGTCGATCCGATAGCGAGAACCGATAGAAGTGCGATGATCTGCTTCATGGTCTAGACCCTTACGGTTCTTGCGGCCAAGTCACGGTCTGCGGGAACCCAGCTTGTGATGGTACATCACGCAGAGCCTGACGGTATGAGGCCCATGCGGACTTGTCTGCCGTGCTGTCAGCAATCTGCGTCCAGTCTGTTGCGACAAGTCGGGCGTTCCGATCTTTGCGAACAGAGTCAGCTTGACGGTCATCCTCGCCAGCGTCCCATACCGCTTTGTTTGCCGTCCATGCGTCTAATTCCGCACCCGTGAATGAAATGGTTTTGAGTATTCCGGTGGACACGTTCATTTCAGTTCTTTGCATGGCGGCGGCTCCTAGATATAGGCAATGTTTACAGAACCTGCTGAAAAGCTGGCTACTCCGGCTGATGAAGTCAGTCTTATCTGAGTGAGTTCGGCGGAAAGAGCTTTTTTTCCAGAAACAACAGCTGTTGGTTTGCCCGTAGCAACTGAACCAATTGTCCCCGACGCGACCCATAAAAATGTTGCTGCGTCAAGAAGCGTGAATGTTATGGAACCAGAATATGCTTTCGAGGAAGTCTCGTTTGGAAGAAAGCCATCGGTAGCATTGTTTGTCTGGGCTGTATCACCAGAAGAAAGGACGACACCGGCTGATACATAATTAGTGTTCTCAATTCCACCAGAGTCTCCCAGTTGAACTATCATTTGAGCCGCTATGACCACAATACTAAAATTCATTATGATTTGCTTTGTTCCAGCGGGTATCCCGGTAAAAGTGATGGACGTACCAGACGTTGATGCAACTGGGGTGCCGAGCGTAAATCCAGCAGCAGCCGCAGCTACAAAAGATAGAACCCCAGCGCCGTCAGTTTTGACAAGCTGATTGGCGGTTCCGTCTGCCGTGGGATACTTCAACCCTGCCGGGTTGTTCATCAACCGCGTTACGGTCCCACTGGCATTCTCAGCGAATAGCGCCATATCGCCATTAGCGATGTTGATCGCAAGTTCACCTTGCGCAAGATCCGCTGCCAAAGGCACCGCAGCCGCTGTCGTCGTGCGATAAAGCTGGATTGGTGTGTATCCTGACTGTGCCATAATCCTACCTCAGATTCTCAAGTTTATAGAGCGTCTTCATATGGAGAGCCGTAAGATCATCAATCAGATTTTCCAACGCAGGAACATCCCTTGCAATCTCGGCTCTGTTCGCAACCAGCCAAAGCATTTCATCCTTGACTAATTCTGTAGCGCCCTTGTTCTCATCCGGCAAGTTTTCCACCAGCCCAAAGCCGCCTTGGTAGGCTTCCACAATCTTGTCCAGCTTGTCTATGATCCCATCATAGTAGTGGCCAAGCGCCTTGTGCTCAGAATATGAATCAGTCGCCCAGTGCCGCATATGCGCTTGGTCGCGGGCCTTGAAGATCCGAATGATCAGCTCTTCAATCATCAGAACGTGCCTCCTGATATGCCGCCAGGAACCTGCAACACTGCCCCGTCAAATGTCAGTGCCGACCCCATAATCAACTGATTGGACGCATTTTGGTATGCAACACCACCTGCTGTCCCATTCAGCGCGTACAACTCTGTGATGTCACTGTTAGTGCCTGACTTGGCTGCAACCAGGTTTGTCCTAGCGTCAGTAGCGTTTACGGCTCCAGTGCCGCCGTTGGCGACAGCAAGAGTTCCAGCGAGCGTTACGGCGCCACTAGTTGCTCCTGAAGGCGTCAGACCCGTAGTGCCCGCGTCAAAAGTTGTAACACCCCCGGCAGGCGCTGCTGCCCATGACGCGGTGGTTCCGTTGGAGGTAAGCAGGTAGCCATTGGAACCAATCGCCAGCCGGCTGGCCGTGTTGACACCCGTCCCAAGGATCAGGTCACCCGTAGTGGTGACTGGTGATAGAGCATTGAATGCAGCTGAAGCTGTCGTCTGGCCCGTACCACCAGATGCGATGGCCAGAGTTGCAGACAACCCAGCGGCTGTGCCGCTTGTGTTCTGATTCAGCGTAGGCACATCAGCAACTTGTATGGTGTTCATCACCACATTTGTGCCGTTGCCCCGTAGATACGATCCGCTCGTGACCGCACCCGCAAAAGCGTTCATTGCCGCTTGTGCTGTTGTCTGACCTGAACCGCCGGAAGCGATAGCAAGAGTCCCGGCGAGGTTAATCGTGCCGGATGTGGT